AATGGAGATGAAGGAGAATATTATATTTATTTTTCAAAAGATACAATAGTAAAGGCATCTCAGTTATTTTTACAAAATGGTAATCAAAGCAATTCAACATTAGAACACTCAAAAGCACTTAATGGCTTAACATTAGTTGAAAGCTGGATAGTAGAAAGTGAACAGGATAAGTCAAGGCATTATGGTTTAAATGTACCAGTAGGAACTTGGATGGGTTCAGTAAAAGTTAATAATTCTAAAATATGGGAAGAATATGTCAAAACTAAAAAAGTCAAAGGATTTAGCATCGAAGGATATTTCGCTGACAAGATGGAGCAAAGTAAAACGATGGATAAAGAAGATATGGAGGAAAATATTTCCAAAGAAATAGTAAACCAAATAAAAAATATCTTAACTAAGAATGAAAAGTAATAGCAATAAAACTTTTATACCAAGTAGAACATCTCCAGATGGCGGTAATCGTGCTTGTTTATGCTGGGATACTAATACGTATTCTATAAGTTGTTGTGATGGAGATATAAGGGCGCAAGGCATAGGAGTTATTACAAGAACAGATTGAAAATGCAAAATATAAATTAATAATCGTTATATATATAATTATGAAACAAAGTGAAATGTTAAATCAAATTAAAACACTTCTAAATATCGAGGTAAAACTTGAAGATATGAAGTTAGAAAACGGTACTGTTGTATCTGCTGAATCTTTTGAAAAAGGTAAAGAACTATTTATTGTTACTGATGATGAGAAAGTAGCAATGCCAGTAGGGGAATATTTGCTTGAAGATGGTAGATTAATAGTAGTTGAAGAAGAAGGTCTTATTGCAGATGTTAGAGAAGTATCTGATGAAGTACCAGCTAAAGAAACTGAAGAAGGGGAAGAAATTACATCTGATTTAAAAGAAAAAGAAGAAACATACGCTGAAGAAAGTGATATGATGAAAGATATGATGGGTAGAATACAAAACCTTGAAGATGCTATTGCTGATTTAAAAGATGATAAAAAAGATAGAATGGAAGATGTTGATGAGGTTAAGGAAGAAGAAATGTCCGATGATTCTCAAGCGCCTTTAAAATCAAGAACAGTAAAAGAAGAATTTTCTGAAGAAGTTTTAAAAGAAGAACTTTCGGAAGCATCTGCAAAACCAATTAAACATAACCCAGAAGCTGAAACAAAACAAATTAAAAAAGTAGAATTTGGCAAAGGAAAGTTTAACACAACTTTAGATAGAGTATTAAATAAATTAAACAAATAAAATGAAAAAAAGAAACGTAAATTTAGCGACAACTACTAACATAACTACAACTTATGCTGGAGAATTTGCTGGGGAATACATCGCAGCAGCTTTATTGTCTGCATCTACTATTGATGATGGTGGATTAACTGTAAAGGCAAACATTGCTTTTAAAGAAGTAATTAAGAAATTAGCAACAACTGCTTTAGTGACTGCGGCTGGATGTGATTTTAACCCAACATCAACAGTAACATTAACTGAAAGAATAATTCAGCCAGTTGAGTTACAAGTAAACTTACAATTATGTAAGTACGATTTTGTAAACGATTGGGAAGCTCAATCAATGGGTTACGGATTAGGGCAAACTTTACCACCTAAATTTTCTGACTTTATGATTGCTCACGTAGCAGCAGAGGTTGCACAGAATACAGAATTTTGTATTTGGCAAGGAGATACAGGAGCTGGTACAAACAATTCTTTTGATGGATTTGAAAAATTAATTGCAGCGTCAGCAGCAGCAGGAGATATTCCAGCAGCACAGCAAGTAGCAGCAGTAGGTGGTGGTGTAAGTGCAGCAAATGTAATTGCAGAATTGTCTAAGGTTGTAGATGGTATTCCATCAGCATTATATGGTAAGGAAGATTTATTTCTTTATGTGCCAAGTTCAATAGCGAAATTCTATGTACAAGCATTAGGTGGATTTGCAGCAGCAGGATTAGGAGCAAATGGTGTAAACAATATGGGGACACAATGGTGGAACAACGGAAGCTTAACAGTTAACGGTGTTAAAATATTTGTATGTCCAGGAATGTCAGACAACAAAATGTATGTTGCGCAACGTTCAAATCTATACTTTGGAACTGGATTATTAAATTCAACACAAGAAGTAAAAGTCTTGGATATGGCAGATTTAGACGCTTCAAACAATGTTAGAATGGTAATGCGATTTACATCAGGAGTACAATTCGGTATTGCTTCTGACCTAGTTGAATACGCTTAAAATTAATAATTAATCAATAGAAAGGGTAAGTGGTTTTATCTGCTTACCTTTTTTTTTAAAATCATAAAAAACAATGGCTTGTACATTAACGACTGGGAGAAAAATTCCTTGTAAAAGTGCCTTTGGCGGCATAAAGAGAGTTTACTTCGCAAACTTTGGAGAACTTACTGGGATAACGATAGATGCAACTACAAAGGAAGCTACTGTAACAGGTAGCCCAACTTGGTACGAATTTGATGTAAAAGGAAATTCATCTTTAGAAACTACTGTTACAAGTAGTAGAGAAAATGGAACTACTTTTTACACTCAAACTTTAAATTTAACATTAACGTTTTTAGATGCTAAAACGCAAGCAGCACTACAAACAATGGCAGTAGCACGCCCACACATTGTTATTGAGGACTACTACGGAAATAGCTTTTTGTGCGGATTTGAAAATGGGATGGAAGCAACAGGTGGTACAGTAGTAACTGGAGCAGCAGCAGGAGATTTAAGTGGGTTTACTTTAACGTTTGAAGGAATGGAAGAATTAGCACCATTCTTTTTAGCTTCAGCAGTAACTGGAGATGCAGAACAGATTGTTCCAACACCAGCAGATATTCCTCCACTACCTTAGAGGATTATTTTATTATTTAGTTAGAATTAAAGCATCCTTTATGGGGTGCTTTTTTTTTGCTTAATTGATTTTACAAAATAATAGTTTTATTACGTTATATAGGTAATGATTATATTAAAAACATTAGCAACTGCACAAGCACTTTCTGTAATACCAAGAGATTACCTTAGTACCTTTACAATGGATGTTAGAGATGACAGCACAAATGTAACGGTAGCTTATGGAATTAATAATGCAGTAACATCAGGCAACTACTTAAATTTTAATAATATTTTTAATCCAATATTAGTTGAAAATCATTTTTACGATTTATATTTATATGTAGATTATAATTATTGGAATAGTAACAATAGTTTTTGGAATTTATATGATGTATTTTGGCAAACTGATTCAGATTATAAAGAGGATGTTTACAGGGATAAAATATTCTGCACAAACCAAGACATTGACCAATTAAATGATAATGACCATTACCAATTAAACAAAGGTCAATTTACAACCTATAATGGTTTTGATAATACGTATATTGTAATATGAAAAGACAAAGAAATAGTAAAGGACAATTTAAAAGTGCATCTAAAGTTTCAGAATTTGGATTTGTTAACTTAAGTACTTATACAAGTCCTGAAATAAAAGAAGTAAGCGGTAAAGATTGGATTGAATACGGTGCTGATAATAACTACTTTCAATATTTAATAGACAGATATAATGGTTCTCCTACTAATAACGCTGCTATTAATGGTATTAGCCAAGCTATTTATGGAAAAGGATTAAATGCTACTAATTCTAGTAGTAAACCTAATGAGTATGCTCAAATGGTTTCTTTATTTAAAAAGGATGTAGTTAGAAAACTAGCTTATGATTTAAAATTGATGGGTCAATGTGCAATGCAAATTATCTATTCTAAAGATAGAAAGACTATCGCACAAATAGAACATATACCTATTGAAACATTACGTGCTGAAAAATGTAATGAAGATGGAGAAATACCTGCTTACTATTATTATAAAGATTGGGCAAATATTAAAAGAACTGACAATCCATTAAGAATACCAGCTTATGGAATGTCAAAAGAAAATATAGAAATATTTTACATAAAACCTTATAAAAGTGGGTTTTATTACTACTCTCCTGTAGATTATCAAGGTGGTTTACAATATGCTGAATTAGAAGAAGAGGTATCTAATTACCATTTAAACAACATAATGAATGGATTAAGTCCATCGATGTTAATTAACTTCAACAACGGTACTCCAAACCAACAAGAAAGACAATTAATAGAAAATAAAATTGCTGCTAAATTCAGCGGAAGCAGCAACGCTGGGAAATTTATACTCGCTTTCAATGATAATAAAGAATCACAAGCAGAAATAACACCTGTACAGTTATCAGATGCACATAACCAATACCAATTTTTATCTGAAGAAAGTACATCTAAAATAATGGTTGCACATCGTATTGTTTCTCCTATGTTATTAGGTATAAAAGATGGAAGTGGTTTAGGAAATAATGCAGATGAAATAAAGACAGCTTCGCTTTTAATGGATAACACGGTTATAAGACCATTTCAGGAACTTTTAATTGATTCCTTTGATAAACTACTTGCATACAATGATATTAGCTTAAACCTATACTTTACAACGTTACAACCTTTAGAATTTACTGAAGTAGATGACTCAATACAAGACAAAGAAACTATTGAAGAAGAAACTGGTGTTGAAATGACAAAGTTTAGTTTAAAAAAAATAGATGGTAAACAAGCATACGAAACAAAAGAAGAAGCAATCGCAATAGCAGAAGCAGCAGGATGTGGAGGTTATCACGAACACGAAGTAGAAGGTGTTGTTTATTATATGCCTTGCGATAATCACGATATTTCTTTAAAAGAGCCTTGTTGGGATGGTTACGAACAGTATGGTACTAAAATGAAAGATGGTAAGGAAGTACCCAATTGTATTCCTATAAAAGCAAGTGCAGTAAGTTTAGAAGAATTTGGAGAAGATGAAGATTTAGAGAATTGGACTTTAATTGATGAGCGTAAAGTTGATTATGATAATGAAGAAGCATTAGATTATCAGATTGGAGAATTAAATAAAAAAAAGGATAAAAGTACATTGAGTAAGATTTGGGAATTTGTATCAACTGGAACTGCAAGACCAAATAGTAAATCTGAACAAGATGAGGACTTTAATAAATTTAAATTTAAGGTACGTTATCAATATGCACCATTAACAACACAAGCAGATAGTAGAGAATTTTGTGACAAAATGGTAAAGGCAGCAAAAATATACAGAAAAGAAGATATAATCTCTATGGATAGCGTAAAGTTAAATTATGGTTGGGCAGAAAAAGGAAAGCAAGAACAAGGATATTCTATTTGGTTCTACAAAGGTGGGGGTGCTTGCCATCATTACTGGGCAAGAAAGACTTATATGTACACGCCAAAGGATAAAAGAATAGATGTTAAAAGTCCAACTGCACCAAAAATTAGTGTTGCAGAAGCAAAAAGAAAAGGTTTTAGACCTAAAATAAATAATCCATTAGTAGGAACGAAACCAATTAATATGCCTAACGAGGGGTTTATAAATAGATAATTATGGCTACAACACTTTTTATAAATAGAACTGATTTAGTACGTAATTCCATCCTTGATGGGAATGTTGATACGGACAAGTTTATACAATTTATTAAGATTGCACAAGAAATTGATGTGCAGCAACTTATGGGTACAAAATTATATGAGGGTTTAACTACTGCAATACCTAATATTGATTTGGCTGCTAATGCAAGATGGAAAACTTTACTAGATGACTATATAGTAAATATGTTAATATGGTATGCGCAAGCAAATTACTATCCTTTTGCTGCTTATCAAATAAAGAATGGTGGCGTGTTTAAGCATACTTCTGAAAACTCTACAAGTGTAGATAAAAACGAGATAGATTTTTTAGTAGAAAAAGCAAGAACAAATGCAGAATGGTATTCAAGAAGATTTATAGATTTTATGGCTTTTAACCAAGCAACATATCCCGAATATACAAACAACATAAATGATGATTTATATCCAAGTAATGATGCAACCTTTAACGGATGGGTACTGTGAGTTATAAACCAAAGGAAAAGAATATAGAAAAGTTAAAAGTTTTTTTAAAAAACAAAATAAATAAAAAGAAAAAGTATGGCAACCTTATTTAATACTAAAATATCAGCTACTTACGAGGGTCTGTTAAAGACAATCGACAATGCTGCAATTACTGCAACGTTAAGGGAGTTAACGGATGGTTCAGGCAATCAATCGGGACTTTATTTAAACACAGCAGGAGACTTTAAGGTTACTTCCATACTTGAATGGGGTTCTTTAAAAGATACTGGAACAGGTGTTACCATAACGCAGTTTGTTACAGCAGCAAATGGAATAGAAAACTTTAACAACGATACTACAATACCAACAAGTGCAGCAGTTAAATTATATGTAGATAGTAAACCAGGCGAATCATTAACGCAAGTTTTAGGCTTTGGCAATACAACAAGTGGAATAGATATAGCAGTAAGTTCAGGAGATGACATTACATTTACTGATACTTCTAAAATTTTAATGGGTGCAGGAAGTGATTTGCAAATTTATCACGATGGAAGTAATAGTTACGTAAAAGATACAGGAACAGGTAGGTTATGGCTAGATTCGAACGGAGAGGGTGTAAGCATTATTTCTGATGGTAGTGAGGCAACTCCTATGGCTCATTTTTACAAAGATGCAGCAGTAGAATTATACTACAATAATGTAAAGAAATTTGAAACAACGTCATTAGGTAGTACAGTTACAGGAGATTTACTAGTAACAGGAACTATAACAGCTTCAGGTGGTTCATTCTTACCACTTTCAGGAGGTACAATGACAGGCAATATTGTTTTAAACGACAATGTTAAAACTGTTTACGGAACTGCATCTGATTTTGAAATATTCCATAATGCCTCTTCAAATACAAACCTTATACAGTCTAATTCAAGCAGACAATTAATATTAGCACAAGACAATATTTTTATAGGCAATCAATTAGCTAGTGAGCCAATGATTACTGCTGTTGCAGATGGTGCTGTTTCTTTATATTTTAACAACTCAAAAAAATTAGAAACTACAACCGCAGGAGTTACTATTACAGGGGATTTATTAATTAACACTACAGGGGGCTATTTTGAAGTTGACAAAGCAGAGAATAGAGTAAAATTTGCTGATAATACTAAAGCAACATTTGGCACAGGACAAGAGTTAGAAATTTTTCACGATGGTTCTAATAGTAAAATAGTTGATGTAGGTACAGGCGATTTAAGATTAGCAGGAAATGTTGTAAGAATAAGAAATGCAGCAGACACCGAAAATATGGTTTCTGCAGTACAAGGTGGTGCGGTAAGTTTAGCCTTTAATAATACAACTCGACTAGAAACAGTTACAGCAGGTGCAAAGGTTACAGGAAACCTAGAAGTTACAGGAACTATAACTGGAGCAGGTGGTTCTTTTTTACCTTTAGCAGGTGGAACAATGACTGGCAATACTATTCATAATGACAATGTAAAGTCTATTTACGGAACAGCTAGTGATTTAGAAATATATCACGATGGCGGAAATTCTTTTATTTCAAATGTTGGTACAGGTGGTTTAAATATTAGAGG